TCAAATAACCAACTTAACCCATTCCTGACCTCGAGTATCGTTATAGCGATCGGTGGTTGCCTGGACTTTATGTCCTAGTAATGTTTTTGTATCGATACCCTGTGCACGGTACAGCCGTTCTGATAGAGAGCGTTGTTCATGAAATGTTGGCGGAGTTTTTCCTGCTGGTGGAATTATCCCAGCCAGATCCCGTGCTTTGGCAAAGTAGTCGCTCAGGTTGTCTTTACTCATCGGCTTCGGTTGTTTCTGGTGCCGACTATGGATTAGATATGGACTTAATATTCTGTCTCGGCACCCATCAATAACTTCTTTTAACGTTATCCCAATGGCATCACAGCGTAGTGTAAGCGGTAACGCCAGACGCATTCCGGTTTTTCCCTGGGTGATATGCAAGTGTTCGTTCCACACATCTGAAAAACGCATGTGGCAAATGTCATCACGGCGCTGACCAGTAACAATCGCAAGAAGCATTGCGTTACGGATAAAGTGTTTTTCAGGCGTTGCATTGTAAACTTTTTGCCAGTCTTCCATGGTGAGCCTGGCTCTGGTTACTTTAGGGATCGGTTTACGGGTAGCCTCCGGAGGATTCCATCCAGGAGGAACTTCCCCTGCATGCTGTGCTTCTTTATAAATATCAACCCATAATCCACGATTTACTCTCGCTGTGCTGACCATGTCTTTATCCAGCCACTCATCCAGTATTAATGCAAAGTCTCTTACTTCCAGTTCTTTCAATGGGTGGTTTCCCAGACGGGAAACCAGGTATGCAGCCATTCGAGTTTTTTCTTTGTGAGTTGTAGCTGCAATATCTCCATTTTTCAGTCGCGTGTCCTGTATTTTCAGATATCGATCAACCCATGCCTTTAATCTGATACCCCGACGTTTTGTTGCTGACGGACTTTCATCAATTTTGCGCATGAAATATTCAGCTTCTGCTGCAGCTATTCGCTGATTGGCTGTGGAAGCGATTTTTTCTGCCTTACCTTTGTCTGTTCCGAGTCCGTGAAATTTTCCAGTCACAGGATTTTTATACTGGTAGTAAACTCTGCCAGTTCTGCGATCAAACTTTTCGTAAAGACCGGCTACGTCAGTGCTGTTTTTTCGTGGCCTCGGTGACATGAGTTAAAATCTCCTTCAGTGCATCATCATCGCCAGTATGAATTTCCGGCGCAATTCCCGTTTCACCAGGCCCAACAAATACTGCTCGGCGATCTATCAGCCAACGCCCACGAATTTTTTGTGGTCTTGGAACGATGTATCCTAGTTTTCCGTATTTCACCAGGGTAGTGTTTGTTATTGGGAGACTGAACCGTTTTGGTTTCCACTCGTCGAGCGTTATCAGGTACTGTTCGCTCATGGCTATCACTCCGGAACGCGCCAGTTGCAGAATATCAACGACAACTGGCGACGGTTGAACATTAAAAATCAGCCTGACTCGGGATCAGTTTTTGCCAGATAACTGAAACGTATTTTGCCTGGTAACGGGCGTCATCAAGTGCATTATGGCGCTCACCTTCGAATGGAATAGCCGTTCTGGCATCGAAGTCTATGGCTTTCCCCAGCTCAACGATTGTGCGTACATCTCGATCGTTGTAGTAACGCCACGGGCAGGGGATCCCCTGCCGTTCGTATGAACGGCGCAAAATCGTGTTGTCGAAGTTGGCTCCATTTCCCCAGACCTGAACAAAAAATTCACCGGAGTTTTCGTCGATAAATTCCCGCAATTGTAACAGTGCATCATCTAACGGGATTTCATCGGTCATAATGGCAGATTGCGCTTCGCGTGATTGCTTAAGCCACCATTTAATGGTGTCCCGATCAATGACCCCGCCAGCAGTTTCCAGATCGATAGTCTTACTAAATTCCGGTCCCATATCTCCGGTTTGCGGATCGAAAAATATTGCACCTATTGAGATGATCGGGGCATCAGGATTTTTTCCCATGGTTTCAAGGTCGATCATTAGATGGTCACACGTCCTGCTGGTGGATGTGATAACATGATGACCGTTCACCGTAATTAAGGGATCTGCCGTCTCGCCAGTTTCACTATCGCTGGCGTGATCCTGAGCGCTGCCAGCATTCTCCTTGTGTGGATGTTCAGCGCCTTCCATTTCCTTCGGATCATTTTCCTGAACTTCAACCTGATTCTCTTCATCGAATGTTTCCTGGTATGTTGCGTCGCCCATCACCGCGCCACAATCAGGGCAGTTGCCGCCGCCGGTCTGACCGCAGGCGGTGCAGATCTTTTCCGGTTCCTGTTGCACTACTGGTTCAGGTTGTTTCGTTTCTGGCTCGTTTTGTAACGCATTTGGGCTGTTTTGTTCCGCTTTCTGGTCGTTCTGTTCCGATTCTTGCTGGTTCTGGTTTACAGAATCGCGGGTTTCAATCCCCTTTACCCATTTCGGATCATTCGGGTCGCTAATCCCTGCAACAAATTCTCCGCGAGAGGCAGCAAGCAACTTATCGGCGTCAGGCTGGCTGATATTGGCTGCCTGCATAATTTTGTTTACTTCGTCAGCGGTAACTTTTACCTGTGACTTGTCATCCAGCGGCTGCGGGTCCTGATGATGTTCAACTGTATCCGCTGCCATTGTTTCAGCCGTTGCCTGTTCATCTGCCATTGCGCCAGATGGTTGCGGGTTATCTTCATCATTTTTTTCTTCTTCTGTTTTGCACTCAGCAGCCAGTCCGCCGTTAATTTCTTCCAGGATATCTTTTTCCGGTGTATGCCGGGCAGCCATGAGCGTTTCAGCTGTGGGATTCTCGTGATCAGTTTCTGTCAGGTTGGCATTGATATACCCCTGAAGGCGCCCCGGGTAGTGATAAAACTCAGGGTGGGCGCTTCGGATAAGTGCAAAAATAGCTGCGCGGGAATAGTCCAGGATACCAGGGGTTGCGCGAAGTGCTGCGGACCATTCCCTGAACGGACTTTCTTTTTTCAGGACGATTTCTTTTGCGCGACGATAAACGCTGCCCGGAATTTCATAAATATTAAAATCCATCGGAAGTGTGGCTGCTGCAATCTCCACATCCAGCGCATCGAAGGTGTGTACTAAATTCGGATTGCGATCGGTTTTGTTCCCGCCACCGGCATTTGCACCGGAAGCCGTACGGGTGATACGCGAAACACGATTTCCTTTCATCCACTCTTTTGTCAGCAGACCCCGATCAGTGTAATCAGCGTCCAGGTATGCCTCGAAAAAAGCAGTTATCAGTCCCAGGTCTGAATTACCGGGATTAGGGAAAACTTTGTCAGTGTCGCGTACCAGTTTGTGAAGGTCGCGAATCTCCAGCGGGTCGAGCAGCTTTGTTTTGTGAGAAATGGCCAGGGCAGTAACAGCCGGCAGTTCTTCCGCCCGTGCTATATGTAATGCCTGAAGTTCTTCCCGTGCAACGTGCGTTACTGGTTTTTCGCTGCTGTGTTGCGCAAGCCAGCGAATGGGCAGCTCCTGACCAGAAACCGGCAGGAGCATATTCTCCTCAATCTCCGTCATGTCTTCGCCGTTGACGTTGGTATTGTCAGTACTGGCTGGTTTCTCCTGCACGGAGGGAGAGGGCGCGATAAATACCATTGTAATGCCATCTTCCCCGCCTTTTTCGTATCGGTTGCAGAATTCGGTATCAAACACGCCTTCAGGTGGAAGGTCATTCACAACGGGTAAATGGACGCGAACGGGTTTTTTAAAGTCGTCTTCATCATAATCGTTGTCATCCATTGCGGTAATGCAGCGGGAGATGGCAACAGATAATTTTTTTGCTGTAGTCCAGTAAAAACCACCTTTAATTCCCAGACGTTTTCTGACTTTGTCATTTTTTGCTTCGCAATATAGCGCAAATTCTTCTTTATCAGTGCTCATTGATAAACCTCATTACAGATTTAAGGGTGAACAAATCCCTGCCATTGCTGGCATTTTTAATCCGTTGGTATGGTGTTAATATGGCTGGAGGGTTATCCAGCCGGTGTTTCGTTATTCAGGTACAGCGATACTTTTTTTACCGGGAGGCATTCACCAGAAATTTTTTGCTCGTCTCTTGCCTGGAGGCAGGATTCTTTACTGGCATAAATTCCGGTAATCACATTCTGTGATTCACCCGTTATAAGAAAAACCGTCATCATCAGTGCAAATGCTGAAGTCATTGACGCTCTCCGAAAATACCAAGTTCAAGAAGAGCAATTCGGGAAAGTATGGAATTATCATTGAGCAGATAAGGCTCATATTTCCTCATATTAATGGCATCTTCAGTAAACTCCCGGTTACTGAGCAGAACACCAATATCAAAACAACCTTCAGACGTATTAACGTTTGGTAATAACGTTTCCATTATCGCGTCCTCAACAATGAATTTTGTGATGCAGTGCCTGGTGCCTCCAGGTGACGTTAACCAGTTAACAATTAACGCCGGATACAGAGAATCCAACCATAACACTGTTTTTGGTTTTAACTGTTCCGCGTGCGCTTAGCCGCATTCACCGCATCACAAAATTCACTTTAAAAAGGGCGGCAGAGCAGTCACGGAGTAAAACTGATACCGCCAAACGTCACCAGAAAATTGATAACAGAGGGCGTTGCAGCGGGGTTGTCACTTAAGCGTATGGTCAACCTGACAACCCGGTGTCCTCAACGGGGGAAGGAATAACCCCGCCATACTTACCGCCGCGCCATTTCGCGGATTGCCACAACCGGAAGCGCACGGTCGACGAAAATTTAACGACAGGCTATCTATGAACCAGCTACCTCGCCGTGCGCTTTCGCGTTATGGTCTGACTTTTCAGGGAAATATCCTTTCAGTAAACTGTCAGTGCCGGATGCTCACCCGTGTCCGGCGCAAGCACTCCACCTCACCCGTGGAGAACTCCTTAATTACCAACCTTAGCTTCGTTGGTTAGCTATTAACGCGGGTATGTAATCATTCTGGCAATGGTTAATGCCGCTGCTTTTTCCAGATTGGTGATATCCTGCTCCAGAGAGGACAGATTTTCAGCCTGCTTAGCCCTGACTTCATTAGCCCATTTCAGATCCTGCGCTGCATTAATTTTCTGGTGCATCCACTCATAAAGTTCATCATTGGTATAGTCTGGCGCGATGATGACGGGTTCTCGTTTCTGCATACTGATTCCTCGCGGTGCTGTTTCGCTTATCAGCCATTAGATTTTGCCGAACTGGAAAGCACCTGTTTAAATTCGTTGAAGCTGTGAGCTTCTTCGCCTTCGGCAAGGCCTTCGAAGTATTCTTCGTAAGCCTTTTCCATGATTGTGTCGAAATCCATATCACCCACCTGAATTTCTTTCCAGCCAGCGACGCGCTCCAGATTCGGTTTTAAACGTTTTGCTTTTGGTATACGTCATTGCGGTGAACGTACCGTACTGGTTGGGGAACACGCCACATACCAGAGATTCGCTGTTGCCAAGATCGATAGTATCCATGCTGACCTCATTTCCCCTTAACGCCGGGGTAGCGGAACAAAAACCTGCTGCATAGTTATTAAAGTTGAACCCTGCCGTCATGTTCTTACGCCTCGGGCTGGCTACTTAACCCGTGACCACTGCCTGGTAACTCGAGGTATTGCCCTGTATTGTGTGGGACGGGATGGGTTGGTATGGGAAAACTATAGGAAATGCCTAATTACTTGTCAATAGGCTATGCCTAATAATTTGGGCGCAACCTAATAGGTGATGGTTTGTGGAAGAGGTAGTAGGAGTTAACTAACGGGAACTAGGAATTTCCCGTCGGACCATATAAGTTTAAGTTCCTGTCTTGGTGATGTTCTGGCTTTTCCGTTTTGATTCTTGATTTTTCAGATAGTTAGCTACCTTCATTTCCATTGCGGCAATGTAGGCGCGAACGTCATGATCAACCCAACTAGGCTCCGTAGCATTTCCAGATAAGATGAAAGCCACAATTGCTCTTTTTTCATCAGAGGCGGCTTGATAAAGGCTGTTTATGTCTAAAAGTTCACTTTTTGTATCTGAAGTGGATGGGGTTGGTATGGGGTATTCGTTAAGCCCCCAATGCTCTGGACCAACCACATCAGAAAAGAAACGCCATAGTTCTGGAAGTTTGTCTTTACTTATCGAACCTTTCTTAATCCAGTCATGGATTGATGGTGGTTGGACTTTGAAATGACGTGCGATTTCCGCCTTTGATTTGACGGCTCCTGATGCAATTTTTTTGTTAATGGCCTGCTCTATCGCTCGGCCTAAGTCTTTACCACTAAGCATTGCTTAATAGTCTCCTATGCGCATCGCGTTAGGCAATCCCTACTCTCGATGTATTAGGCATAGCCTATTGACAATTTCATTAGGCTAAGCCTAATATTGTTGCGTGTTTTTTGGAGTTCATTCGATGAAAAAAGATAACTATTCATTCAAACGAGCTTGTGCTGTTGTCGGTGGGCAATCAGCAATGGCTAGGCTTTTAGGTGTATCTCCTCCAAGCGTAAATCAATGGATCAAAGGTGTACGTCAGTTACCTGCTGAGAGATGTCCTGCGATTGAACGAGCAACAAAAGGTGGTGTTCTGTGTGAAGAACTTCGTCCTGATGTTGATTGGACATACTTACGACGCTCGTCATGTTATTCGCAGAATATGTCGATGAAGCAACCAAATGACGAAAACGATCATACCCGAAGCATCAAGAGGCAAATGATTCATGAAAATCAAACATGAGCACATCCGCATGGCGATGAATGCCTGGGCATACCCTGATGGTGAGAAAGTTCCTGCAGCTGAAATAGCCCGGACTTATTTCGAACTGGGGATGACGTTCCCTGAACTGTACGACGACAGCCATCCGGAAGCCCTGGCCCGTAATACCCAGAAAATTTTCCGTTGGCTGGATAAAGACACCCCTGATGCTGTTGAAAAAATGCAGGCTCTGTTACCGGCGATCGAAAAGGCGATGCCGCCTTTGCTGGTGGCCCGTATGCGCAGCCACAGTTCTGAATATTACCGTGAGATCGTCGAACGGAGGGATCGGCTGGTGAAGGATGTCGATGATTTTGTTGCGTCAGCGGTTGTTTTGTATGACCAGATGAATCGCGGCGGCCCGGCAGGGAATGCTGTGGTGATGCACTAAAAGCACGGTGTTCGGGGGTTTTATGAGCAGCAAGCTTCATGGTCTTGTCTGGGAAGGGTGCGCCTTCACCGGCATGATCTTATCCAGGGTGGCGGTTATGGCCCGTCTTGCAGACTACAGCAATGACGAGGGCGTGTCATGGCCTGCCATTGAAACTATCCGGCGTCAGATCGGTGCAAGAAGTGAATCCACAGTGAAATCGGCTATTGCAGAACTGGCGAAAGAGGGCTGGCTGACGAAGGAAGAGCGTAAGGTCGGTGGGCGTAATGTAAGCAATATCTATCGGCTTAATGTGGAAAAACTCGAAGCAGCTGCGGCGGCGGCGCGTGAGTCATATAAACCGAAAAGAAAAATTAGCCCGGCAAAAAATGACCCGTTAACAGTTGACCCGTCAAATATTGACCCCTCAACGGTTGACCCGTCAAATTTTGATGGATCAACTGTTGATAAAAAACTGCCGATTAGGGGGGCGATGATTGACCCCGATCCGTCAGTATTAAAACCTGATCCGTCAGATAAAAGATCTTCTTGTCCGGACGCTTCGCAACCGGACCCGCAGACGGCTGAACAGGATTTTTTAACCCGACACCCTGACGCGGTTGTGTTCAGTGCGAAAAAACGCCAGTGGGGAAGTCAGGAAGATTTGGTGTGCGCACAGTGGATCTGGGGACGAATCGTGAGTCTTTACGAGCAGGCGGCCAGCGATGATGGCGAGATCACTAGACCGAAAGAACCCAACTGGACAGCATGGGCCAATGACGTTCGCACAATGCGGATGCTGGATGGCAGAACTCACAGACAAATTTGTGAAATGTTTGGGCGTCTCCAGCGGGATTCGTTCTGGGTAAAAAACATCATGAGTCCGGCAAAACTCCGGGAAAAATGGGATGAACTGGTTATCCGCCTGGGGCGTTCGCCTGCGCAGCGTTGCGTGAATCACATTTCTGAACCGGACACTGAAATACCGCCGGGATTCAGGGGGTGACGTGTCATGAAAAACATTGCGGCAGTTGGGGTTCTTGAACGTATTCGCAGACTTGCACCACAGGGGGCGGTTCCACCGTACCGGACGGTGGAGGAGTGGCGGGAATGGCAACTTGCTGAAGGACGAAAACGCAGCGAGGAGATTAACCGCCTGAATCATCAGGTGCGGGTTGAAAAAATCCTGAACCGTGCGGGCATCCAGCCGCTTCACAGGAAGTGCTCATTAGGGAACTACCGGGTGCAGAACGACGGTCAGCGCCATGCTCTGAGCCAGGCGAAATCCATTGCCGATGAATTGATGACCGGATGTACAAACTTCGTGTTCAGCGGTAAACCTGGTACCGGTAAAAATCACCTGGCAGCAGCGATTGGCAATCGGCTGATGGCGAAGGGGAGAAGCGTGATTATCGTCACCGTGTCCGATGTCATGAGCGTGTTGCATGACGGCTACGACAACGGCCAGTCCGGGGAAAAATTTTTACAGGAGCTTTGTGGAGTTGACCTTCTGGTCCTTGATGAAATTGGCATGCAGCGGGATACGCGCAACGAGCAGGTCACGCTGAACCAGATAGTCGACCGCAGAACGGCTTCGATGCGTAGTGTCGGAATGCTGACGAACCTGAATCACGCAGCGATGAGCACACTCCTCGGAGATCGGGTGATGGACCGTATGACCATGAATGGTGGTCGTTGGGTGAATTTTAACTGGGAGAGCTGGCGGTCAAACGTTGGACGTCAGGGTATGTGAGAATTTTTGACGAGGTAAATTTTCGATGGAAACTGTATTGCATGCACTGAAAGCGATGGGAAAAGCCAATTCTGTTGAACTGGCGGCGCGGCTTGATATCAGCCGTGAAGAAGTTCTTAACGAACTGTGGGAACTCAAAAAAATGGCGTTGTTGATAAAACGGGTCACACCTGGTTTCTGGCTGTCGAAGGTGAAGCCGGGGTAACCGAAGGGCAGGCACTACAACCTGAAGCGCCGGATGTGGTAACCGAAGAGGTCGCTCCAAAAGTTACCGCAGACATGATGGTTGAGTTTATCGGTCAGGATGGTGCTAAAACGTGTGAGGAACTGGCGGGTAAGTTCGGCGTCAGTACTCGCAAGGTTGCTTCCACGCTGGCGGTGGTAACCGCAACGGGGCGGCTGGCACGCGTTAATCAGAACGGTAAATTTCGTTACTGCATGTCGGGGGGTAATTTACCAGCAGATCCGAAAGCCGCGCCGGTAACGAAAAATGATGGTAAGGCCTTTCCTCAGCCAGCAGGTGCTGCGTTACCAGTCCGGGAAGCCGCAACACAGGAAGAAATTAAAACAGAAACTGTGGCGGACATTGTGCAGCCGTTGCTATCGTTTACCGAAACGCAAGCAGATGAGCTGATTTTTCCGTCCCTGCGCAGGGCAAACCTGGCGCTGCGCAGGGCGAAAAGTGATGTTCAGAAGTGGGAGCGAGTCTGCGCCGCGCTGCGGGAGCTGAACAAGCACCGGGATATTGTTCGACAGATTACTGATTCTTCCCGCCGTGTTGTATCGGAAAAGTGATAGCCGGAGGCGCTTATGGCGAAACCTTTTACACACGAACAGCGTGAAGAACTGAAGGCCCGAATTATCGGGCTGGTACGCAAAAATGAACGCATGACGATATCACAACTGGAGAGAGCGACGGGAGCAGGCTGGCATTCAGTCAGACGTTGCCTTGTGGATGTACTGGCTTGTGGCGATTTATACATGCCCGGTAAATACGGTGTTTTTACATCAGAACAGGTGTATCGCGTATGGCGTAAGGCAGCGGAGAAAGCAACCGACCAGACATTGATTCGAAAGTTACCAGACGGAGAAATACGCCGCTACGACAGACAACAGAACATAATCTGTGGCGAGTGCCGGAAGAGTGAAGTTATGCTGCGTGTACTGGCGTTCTATCAGGGCAATTTTCAGGAGGCGGTACTGTGAGTGAATTAGCTATCAGGCTTCAATTGTCGCTGGCATTCGCATCAAAGGAGAATGAGATGATCACTTTTACAAAAGAGCAGTTAATCAGTCATGTTAGTGAAAATGTAAAGGCGATGAAATTTGCAGTAAAACAGACAGTATTCAAAAATTCTCTCGAGGCAATTGAGTTGGATTTAGCACTGGCCCTTGTTGCTCAGGCTTCGCTGGAAGCAGAGCCCGTGCTTTATATGAATCGATTTACCGGAAAGACATTCTCACTGGAAGAGCAACCCGGTGCTGATAAGGAACCGGAAATATACGTGCCGCTATATGCTGCCCCGCCAGACAGCGCCGCCATGCTTCAGGCTGGAAACTTTCGGGAAAATAAGGGTTCGTCAACCAATAATTTTCGGGAAATCTCGGAAACGTCAACCAACTATCCGGTAACTCCGGATGGTTGGATAAGCTGTAGTGAGCGAATGCCGGATGATGGTCAGCACGTAATTATTTTATGTGATGGCGCATTCGTTCTTTATGCGCAATATCGAGACGGTGAGTTTTTTGATGTAGTCCGTAATGGTGATGAATTTTTCGAAACACAGAGCCGCAATGTAACCGACTGGATGCCGCTACCAGAACCGCCGCAGGAGGTGCGCCAATGATCTGGCCTGAAGCCTTTGCAATTACAGGCGTTGCTATAGCTATTGATTTTTTAGTATATGTTATTTGTCGGTGGGGGTAAAAACGTTCGCCGGGATTCACACCAAAGGAGGGAATATGTCGGATGATATTTCACTGGCAATGGAAGGTGCTCTGGCTGTTATTGCTGTTGTGGGCGTTTACTGCCTGGTTGTGTTTTTGATGGATCGACTAGGGAACTGAATTCATTACGATATGGGAATTCCCATATCGGGTAAAAACGGTTTGCGGTAAAGCGAGAGTTAAGTAGAATTGCTGCGGGTGCTTGAGGCTGTCTGCCTCGGGCATGCCACCGTAAGGCAGACAGAGAAAAGCCCCAGTTAACATTACGCGTCCTGCAAGACGCCTAACATTAATCTGAGGCCAATTTCATGCTAGACATATGTAGGTTAGCCTCTTACGCGCCGAAAGGCAAGGAGAAGCAGGCTATGAAGCAGCAAAAGGCGATGTTAATCGCCCTGATCGTCATCTGTATCACCGTCATAGTGACGGCACTGGTAACGAGGAAAGACCTCTGCGAGGTACGAATCCGAACCGGCCAGACGGAGGTCGCTGTCTTCACAGCTTACGAACCTGAGGAGTAAGAGACCCGGCGAGGGAGAAATCCCTCGCCACCTCTGATGAATCAGGCATCCTCAACGCACCCGCACTTAACCCGCTTCGGCGGGTTTTGTTTTTTCCTGGCATTCTGGTTTACAATTCGCACGCCAGCCTGAACAACTGGCACCTGCTGCGCCAGCAGAGACAACCGATGGCGCACGATACCAAATTATACAATTCTGATGATTCTGCCGTCTTTGCCAGCAGGCGCGGACGGTGTTTTCACGCATTCAAATCTGACTGGTACCAGCATCCCCCATGCACTGAAGAACAGGCCGAATGGCTCATTCAGTGTTACCGCAGGCGCGGATGCGAGGTTAAAAAAGCCCTTAGCCTCGACTACCGTCACTGGATAATCTCCGTCAGGCTCCCTTACTCCGAACGGCCACCGCGTCCGTCCCGCACATTCCAGCAACGGATCTGGAGGTAATGTGCGGGTATTACTTCGACCTGTTCTGGTACCGGAACTCGGTCTGGTTATCGTTAAGCCAGGCCGTGAATCAATGTCAGCATTCCATAACGGCAGAATACTGGTGGAGCCGGAACCAAAAAGCATGCGAGCTCTGCCGTCCGGGGTTGTACCTGCCGTTCACCAGCCGCTGGCGGAAGATAAATCACTACTGCCATTTTTCAGCGATGAGCGGGTGAGCCGTGCTGCGGGTGGCGCTGGTGCACTGTCTGACTGGTTATTACGTCACGTGAAATCCTGCCAGTGGCTACACGGTGATTATCATCACAGCGAAACCGTCATTCACCGTTACGGTACCGGCGCAATGGTGTTGTGCTGGCACTGCGACAACCAGCTGCGTGACCAGACATCCGAATCACTCGAGCAACTTGCTCATCAAAACCTGTCAGCATGGATGATTGACGTCATCGGTCACGCAATAAGCGGTACGCAGGAGCGTGAATTATCTCTGGCTGAATTATCCTGGTGGGCGGTCCGCAATCAGGTGGCGGACGCGCTACCGGAAGCGGTATTACGTCGTTCGCTGGGGTTGCGTGCGGAAAAAATCCGCTCCATGTACCGTGAAAGCGACATCGTACCGGGAGAGCAGACCGCCACCAGCATACTGAAACAGCGCACAAAAAATCTTGCGCCGCTGCCTCACGCCCACCAGCAACAGAACCCACCACAGGAAAAGACGGTGGTCAGCATTGCCGTTGATCCTGAGTCTCCGGAATCTTTCATGAAACGACCTAAACGTCGCCGCTGGGTTAACGAGAAATACACTCGCTGGGTGAAGACACAGCCGTGTGCGTGTTGTGGTAAGCCAGCCGACGATCCCCATCACCTGATTGGTCATGGTCAGGGCGGAATGGGGACAAAATCTCACGATATTTTCACGCTACCGCTGTGTCGGGAGCATCACAACGAGCTTCATGCGGATCCGCTGGCGTTCGAAGAAAAGCATGGTTCTCAGGTTGATTTAATTTTTCGTTTTCTTGATCACGCCTTTGCAACTGGCGTGCTTGGGTAAAAGAGGTGACTGATGCTCATAGATTTGGTTTTACCTTACCCGCCGACGGTGAACACTTACTGGCGACGCCGTGGCAGCACATATTTTATCTCGGAGGAGGGAAAGCGTTATCGCCGGGCTGTGGCGCTTATTGTTCGCCAGCAGCGGCTGAAATTAAGCCTGTCCGGAAGGCTGGCGATAAAGATTATTGCCGAGCCACCGGATAAGCGCCGCCGTGACTTGGACAATATTCTGAAAGCGCCGCTGGATGCGCTGACGCATGCGGGGTTGCTAATGGACGATGAGCAGTTTGATGAAATCAATATCGTTCGTGCTCAGCCAGTATCTGGTGGACGTCTGGGGGTGAAGATTTACCCCATAATGCTTGAAGGGCAGGTCAAAAAATGAAACTGGAAGATTTACCGAAATACTACTCCCCAAAATCCCCCGGCCTGACTGATGCATCGGCCTCAACGTCGAAAGATACGCTGAGTATCACTGATGTGATGGCTGCGCAGGGCATGACACAGAATTGGGCTGAGATGGGGTTTTCTGCGTTCCTTGGGAAAATGGGCATTAGTATGAATGACAGAGAGCGGGCAACAGAATTGCTGACAGAATATGCACTCAGTCGGTGTGATCGCGTGGCGGCGTTAAGAAAACTCCCGGCAGAAATAAAACCGGCAGTGATGCGTATTATGGCTTCGTATGCGTTTGAAGATTATGCCCGTAGCGCGGCGAGCAAAAAACAGTGCCCCTGTTGTCACGGAAAAAAATTTATTGAAAGCGAGGTTTTTACAAACAAGATCCAGTATCCGGATGGTAAGCCGCCAGTGTGGGCAAAGTGCACAAAAGGCGTGTATCCGTCTTACTGGGAGGAATGGAAAAAAGTCAGGGAGGTGGTAAAAGTTGCCTGTCCGGAGTGTGGAGGGAAGGGGGAGGTTTCCACCGCCTGTAAAGATTGTCGTGGGCGCGGTGTTGCCATTCATCGTGAAGAGTCGGTAAAACGTGGTATGCCTGTTATCAGAGACTGCCAGCGTTGTGGTGGTCGTGGCTATGAAAGATTACCTTCAACGGAGGCATTTAATGCCATATGTAATGTAACCGATGCCATATCTCTTGATACATGGAAAAAAACAGTTAAACGTTTTTACGATACGCTGGTGGTGCAGTTTGATATTGAAGAAGCATGGGCAGAACAACAACTGAAAAAGGTGACCAGATAGCTTTGTTGATTTTTCCCGAATCTGTGGTAAATTTGCCCTAACGATGGGCGTTTTATGCCTGACGTTAGAAGATTTTTTACACCCGTCGCCAGGCGGGTTTTTTTATGACTGAAATCACGCCAGTACAGTAAACGCGCTGGTGGTTGTGAATACCGGTCTTTCAGCTTGCTGGCTTTTTCGACAAGAGTTATTGGTGTGTCACGTTAACCGGAAAAAGGAAAGTTTGAGAAACGCGATCTGGCACAGGCGGTTATTAATGCTGCCTACCTGGTGGCCTGTGCAGATGGTGAATGTGAGGCTTCCTAGAAAGCGAAGATCGAACAGGTACTGCGTAATCAGCCTGCGCTGTCCGCGTTTACGTCAGAAATTAATGCGATTAGCGCAACCATTATCGGTCAGCTGGATACGAACTTTAAAATTGGTCGTCGTGCGGCGTTACGTGAGATCGAGGATGTGAAACACGATACGCGTGAAGCGGAAGATGTGCTGGATGTGGCGGTGGCCATTGCGGAGGCAGACGGCGAAATTGAGCCGGAAGAGCGCAAGGTGCTGGAAGAGATTGCCGGTGTTCTGGGTCTTCGTCTGGAGAATCACCAGTGACGGTAAAACTGCGCCTGGCTGTGGCTGCACTCCTGCTGTTTCTGGTGGTGATGGTGGATTTCACCAGCAGAATCATGTCGGTGCTGGCGGATGGGGTGCTGGTCTGCGGCATTGTGGTATTGCTGTGGCCGGTGATAAAAAGAAACAGCCTGCATAATGCTTGATTTTTTTGTTTACTGTTTATTAAAAATACTACTGCATGGTGAATCCCCCTGTGCGGAGGGGCAATCAGCAACCAGGTATATGTGATAATCGCGGATTCAGGTGCTGATACTGAATTCACCGGGAGGCACCCGGCACCATGCAAGAAAAAGAATGTGCATGCAAACATGCCCCTCTCCGGAGGGGCTTTTTTATGGGTAAAAAATGCCCGAATGGGTTCGGGCAATAGCATGAGATACTGATATTGTTGTGTTGTTATCGTGTGGATTTTAACCAGGGTTTATCAGGCTGCGCAACTGCGTGGCCTTTTTTCATTTCTTGGGCTGTAGTCCCCGTGTGTCATTCAGGCTTCCGGACTACAGCCCACTCCATATCTGATTTAATACACTATCCCGGCCGGGAGGAATAATGACATTTAAACATTATGATGTTGTCAGGGCGGCGTCGCCGTCAGACCTTGCGGAAAAGCTGACACACAAACTGAAAGAGGGCTGGCAGCCGTTTGGTAGTCCGGTGGCCATAACCCCTTATACCCTGATGCAGGCGATTACAGCAGAAGGTGATGTGGTGGTCAGTGGTGCAACTGAGCCGGAGTGGTACTACGTCATCGTACTGGCCGGGCAGTCCAATGCCATGGCTTACGGTGAAGGGCTTCCGCTGCCGGATTCATACGATGCTCCGGATCCGCGCATTAAACAGCTGGCGCGCCGCAGTACAGTGACGCCGGGCGGGGCTGCCTGCAGATATAACGATATTATTCCGGCTGACCACTGTCTGCATGATGTGCAGGATATGAGTACGCTGAATCATCCGAGGGCTGACCTGAGCAAAGGGCAGTACGGCTGTGTCGGTCAGGGTTTACATATTGCCAAAAAACTGCTCCCGTATATCCCGAATAACGCGGGGATCCTGCTGGTACCATGCTGTCGTGGTGGTTCGGCATTTACCCAGGGCGCGGAGGGGACATTCAGCGAGTCCACGGGGGCCAGTCAGGATTCGGCACGCTGGGGGGTGGGCAAGCCGTTATATCAGGATCTGATTTCCCGCACAAAAGCGGCATTGCAGAAAAATCCCAAAAACGTTCTGCTGGCCGTCTGCTGGATGCAGGGTGAGTTTGACATGAGCGCCGCCACCCACGCACAGCAACCTGCGCTGTTTACAGCCATGCTGACACAGTTTCGTGCTGACCTCTCCGTGTTTAACGCGCAGTGCCATGGTGGCAGTGCTGCAGATGTGCCGTGGATTTGTGGTGACACGACGTATTACTGGAAAAATACATACGCTACCCAGTACGACACCGTGTACGGCGGGTATAAAAACAGGGAGAGTGAGGGCGTTTATTTTGTGCCCTTCATGACAGACGGTAACGGTGTCAATACCGCCACTAACGCGCCGGCAGAAGATCCGGATATTCCGGCATCAGGATATTACGGTGCGGCATCGAGAACGAATGGAAACCAGGTATCATCAAACCGCCCGACACATTTCAGTTCATGGGCGCGCAGGAGCATTATTCCGGATCGTCTGGCAACCGCTATTCTGAACGCAGCCGGGCGCACCTCAGCCTTCATCAGTGGTAAGGCACCGGAAATCAAACCCTCGCCCGGCGGCAACACGCCATCGGGTCCGTCTGCAGATACGTCCGTTCGCACAATCTCCCTGCTGCCGGCAGCCGGAGAGGCTGCTGCGCAGGGCTGGAGCATTAAGGATGGCGGAATTCAGTTGTCAGATGGTGTATTTAAGATCACCAAGCAGAGCAATAAAACCTGGTCCCTGACGCATCCGGTGGATGACGCAATTACCCTGCTGACACAGGGCGGCAGACTGACCTGTAAGTTCCGCCTGTCAGGCGCACTGACCAACAATCAGTTCGGGCTGGGGATTTATCTGTATACGGATGTTCCCGTTCCTGATGGTGTGGCGATGACGGGTACCGGTAATCCGTTCCTGATGTCGTACTTCACTCAGACCACTGACGGCAGAGTGAATCTGATGCATCACAGGAAAGCCGGAAACACGAAGCTGGGGGAGTTCGGCGATTACGGTAACGACTGGCAGACGCTGGAGCTGGTGTTCACCGCCGGCAGTGCCACGGTTACTCCGAAACTGAATGGAGTGGCTGGCCCGGCATTCCAGGTTATAAAAGACAGTCTGACACTGGGACTGAATGCGCTGACGCTGACGGATATTACCAAAAATGCAGCGTATGGCGTTGAGATAGAAAGTCTGGTGCTGGAGATAAATGCACCGGCATCATCATAAAAAGTGAGCCAGCCAAATGGAAGGTATCGTTAAACTCACCGGTAGTGTCAGTGGGTCGTCTGAGATGCCTGCATGAGTTATCAGAGCCATCAGTACTTAACTGGTGGCTTTTTTTATTGTTGTCAGCTTCCGGATAACGGGAGACGGGGTATGTACCAGATGGAAAAAATCACAACAGGTGTGTCATACACCACGTCAGCGGTGGGAACGGGCTACTGGTTCCTGCAGTTGCTGGACAGGGTTTCCCCGTCTCAGTGGGCGGCAATAGGCGTGCTGGGGAGTCTGCTGTTTGGGCTGCTGACATATCTGACTAACCTGTATTTCAAAATCAGAGAGGACCGTCGTAAGGCTGCACGGGGAGAGTAATTCAATGACTCAAAACTATAAACTGATTGTGAAAGGGATCCGCAATTTTGAGAATAAAGTTACGGTAACTTTAGCGTTACGGGACAAAAAACGCTTTGACGGTGAAATTTTTGACCTGGACATCTCGCTGGACCGTGTTGAAGGTGCCGCGCTGGAGTTTTATGAGGCAGCAGCCAGAAGGAGCATCAGACAGGTCTTCCTGGATGTTGCTGCCGGGTTATGTGAAGGGGATGGTCCGTTGCCGGAAAAGCGCCCCGTAATTTTAGAGGCGCAGGATGTGTTGATAACCTACAGAGGAAAACTACCGGGAATAATTACGGGTTCTCTGAAGAGTCCGCCGAAATGGTAATTTTACCAGCATATTTTTCATCCAGTAATACAGCAAGCCGCCTGAAAGAGTCTTGTTGTTCCTGAGACCATTTGGGATTGCATGATTCAAACTGGATTGATGCCAGCGTTGATTGCATCTGTTCCCTTGGAATTGAGAATGCCAGATATGAGAAGGCGACGGTAAGGGTATTCACGTCTTCCCGAAGCCTGGAAATGCTGTCGAGCAACTCCTGTAGAGAAATGGTGTTATTGTCCATAAATAATCCTCATGATTGTATTGACCTGTTAGCAGCCTGAGGCAACAGGCTGGAACTGATAAACATATCCAGGGCTCAGAAACCGATAAATCCTGATAAATATCCATGAACGCAAAAATCAGATACGGCCTGTCGGCTGCCGTTCTGGCGCTGATTGCCGCTGGTGCGCCTGCGCCTGACATTCTCGACCAGTTTCTGGATGAAAAGGAAGGTAACCACACCACGGCATACCGTGATGGCGCGGGTATCTGGACCATCTGCCGCGGTGCCATCCTGGTGGATGGCAAACCTGTCGTTCCGGGCATGAAGTTGTCGAAGGAAAAATGCGACCGGGTTAACGCCATTGAGCGTGATAAGGCGCTGGCATGGGTGGAGAAAAACATCAAAGTGCCATTGACCGAACCCCAGAAAGCGGGGATCGCGTCATTCTGTCCGTACAACATTGGTCCCGGTAAGTGTTTCCCGTCGACGTTTTACAGACGAATTAATGCTGGCGATCGCAGGGGAGCATGTGAGGCGATTCGCTGGTGGATTAAGGACGGTGGCAGAGACTGCCGTATTCGTTCAAATAACTGCTATGGACAGGTCTCACGGCGTGACCAGGAGAGCGCGCTGGCGTGCTGGGGAATTGACAAATAAGCAGAATATTTTGTTGAAAAATGACGTTGGCTAATGCGGACGGATAACACGAAATCCTGAGAACTGGCAAAACCTAAGTGAATAAAAGTAAAAACCCCGTTTGTTGGCTGCAAGCGGGGTTTTGTGTTTCTGACCTTGGATAAGGCAAGGGAGAACATGGAAAAGTATAAACGAATTCTGTTGAGGTTGACTATGAAAAACGGCCTTGAACTGAAAGCGCCTGTAACTGATGACATCAGCAGAGCACTGGCTTTTGCCATTAAGTGGGTGGCGGTCGGTGTTGCTGTGTCCCCGATGCTGTATGGGCTGGCAAAACTGGTCATTGCGTTGAAATCGTGAAGGGAGGATTAAGCATGTCAGACAAACTCATAACGCTGGCGAAGATCCTCTGTGTAATTGTCGGCATTTCATTTTCACTAATGCTGGTTGCTCTTTTTCTTTCCATGGCCTGGATGATGTTGTCTTCGTCGGGGCTGCTGGGGTGAACATAAACCGAATGCTTTCCGCGTTTATCGTTATTCTGCTGGTGGCCTGTGGAGCGCTGTGGATGGCAACAGACCATTACCGTGATAACGCGATTACCTACAAAGCGCAGCGCGATAACAAAGCCAGTGAACTGAAGCTGGCGAACGCAACCATTACTGATATGCAGGTGCGCCAGCGCGATGTTGCTGCGCTCGATGCAAAATACTCGAGGGAATTAGCCGATGCGAGAGCTGAAAATGAAACTCTTCGCGCTGACGTTGCCGCTGGTCGTAAGCGCCTGCGTATCAACGCCACCTGTCCAGGTCCCGTGCGTGAAGCCACCGGCACCGCCCGCGTGGATAATGCAACCGGCCCCCAACTGGCAGACACCGCTGAACGGGATTATTTCACTCTCAGAGAACGGTTGATGCTGATGCAGAAGCAGCTGGAAGGGGCGCAGGACTATATCCGCACTCAGTGCCTGAAATAGGTTTTGCTGATGCGCGGTATTGTCGCCGTATCCCCGCATTAACAGAGACCGCAGCCCGACAGGGAGACTCCTCTGCGCGAGTGTGCGGGGATAATCAAAAACGACACACACCGGGGTTTACCGCGTTAACGGAGCGCGGCGTTGTCCCCTCATAGTCGCCTGTCCGGTGCGATGGTGGAAGAAGCCGGATGTTTATCACTATTAATTGATGACACAGAAATGGATTCATTGAATTTCAGCACGTTTTTGTATTCGTGTTATTGAACATCTGTTTATTTTACTTTTAACATATTGATAATAAAAAGAGCTGTAAATCTTTAGATGAGTCGATTTTGTCCGGGGAAGTTCAAATGGATTTTATGCTGACGGTTTCTGGAGTGGTTATCCTGTCCATTGCTTATACTGCAGATAAATATGGCTGCCATTTGTTATCACGTATTGGCGCTTATTGTTCGTTGATGCTGATTTTCTCGTCGCTTTTTTTTGAGTAAGTTATATTAATTATAACAAATAATTTTCTGTGTTATTTTTTCAGGCTATCCCGTCAGAGGGGAAGCCTGTACTGCCAGGGAGCGAATGGAAAACTGATGTGTCCGGTAACTGCGTGTTCTGTGAACACCATGTTACTTAATTATGTAATTCATACCCGAACTCTCTGTTGACAGCCTTCTTCTGCAGGCTTCAATAACCCACGCTGAAAAGTTTCCTGAACCTTTCAGATCAAGAGCGATGTTAATTTGTTCAATCATCTGGTTTGGAAATCGGATGTTGCGGGTTGTTGTTCTGCGGGTTCTGTTCTTTGATGACATAATATTTCCCCATATTCAGTGTTGCTGATTTGTATTATCTGAAGTTGCTTTTACGTTAATTTGACGCAGATCAATTAATACGATACCTGCGTCATAATTGATTATTTCTCGTGGTTTGATGGCGTACACACATGTTGTGATAAACCTTATATAGATGATAATAATTATCATTTCGTGGGTCCTTTCCGGCGATCCGACCGGTTACGGGGCGGCGACCTCGCGGGTTTTCGCTATTTATGAAAATTTTCCGGGAACCATGTCCGGTTTCTCTTCAAGTTAACTATATGAAAAATAAAAAAAGAGGTCTTCTGTGAACCGGACATGCACAAAAAATAGACATGTAAGCCGGACATGACCGGTTTTGTTGTGATTGTGAAGTGAGAGTTTTTGCGAGGTGAGGAGTGGCTACGCAGACTGAAGTTGCCAGGCATTTAAGTCTGACCGATCGCCAGCTTCGCAGATTGCAGAAATTGCCGGGTGCCCCGATATCGAATAAGCGAGGGCAACTGGATCTGGATGCCTGGCGCGATTTTTACATATCGTATCTGAGAAGAAGTAAAAACGATGTGCCTGATGGCGATAGCGAAGACGACTATGAGGAGAAATTGCTTATTGCCAGATGGGAACTGACAGCAGAACAGGCTGTTACACAGCAGTTAAAAAATGAGGTGTCAAAAGGAAAACTTATTGATACCGGGTTCTGTATTTTTGCCCTCAGCAAGCTGGCAATGGCGTTATCCAGTACGCTTGATTCCATCCCTTTATCCATGCAGCGACAGTTTCCTGATTTAACACCGCGCCATCTTGACCATCTGAAAACCCTTATTGCGAAGGGGGCAAATCAGTGTGCGCGGGCGGGGGATAAATTACCGGATTTACTCGATGAATATATCAGAGCAACAACTGAATAATATGATGAGTGCTGTCACAACAGCATTACAGCCCCTGATAAGGGCATTGCCGGTGACGCCAGTTGAATGGGCTGATCAAAATTATTATCTGCCTAAAGAATCTTCATATGGTGAGGGAGAATGGAAAACGCTGCCGTTCCAGATCGCCATCATGAACAGCATGGGGAATGATCAGATCCGGACTGTTAATCTGATTAAATCTGCCCGTGTTGGCTATACAAAGATGTTGCTGGGGGTGGTCGGGTATTTTATTGAGCATAAATCCCGAAACAGTCTGCTTTTTCAGCCCACGGATTCTGCCGCTGAAGATTTTATGAAGTCTCACGTGGAGGCGACGATTCGGGATGTGCCATGTCTGAAAGACCTTTTTCCATGGCTGGGGCGTAAACATCGTGACAATACCCTCACGCTGAAACGCTTTTCATCGGGTGTGGGTTTCTGGTGCCTGGGCGGCGCTGCCGCCAAAAACTACCGTGAAAAATCCGTGGACGTGGTCTGCTATGACGAACTTTCCTCGTTCGAACCGGATGTCGAAAAAGAGGGTTCGCCAACCCTGCTTGGGGATAAACGTATTGAGGGCTCTGTATGGCCCAAATCCATTCGCGGCTCGACGCCTAAAATCAAAGGCACCTGCCAGATCGAAAAAGCGGCCAACGAGTCGGCGCATTTCATGCGTTTTTATGTGCCCTGCCCACACTGTGGGGAGGAGCAGTATCTGAAATTTGGCGATGAATCCACGCCTTTTGGCCTTAAATGGGAGAAGGACAGCCCCGAAAGCGTTTTCTACCTCTGTGAACATCATGGCTGCGTGATCCATCAGTCTGAGCTTGACCAGAGCAACGGGCGGTGGATCTGTGAAAACACGGGGATGTGGACCCGTGACGGTCTGACGTTTTTCAGCGCCGCGGATAATGAAATTCCGCCGCCGCGCTCCATCACGTTCCATATCTGGACAGCGTACAGTCCGTTCACCACCTGGGTACAGATAGTCTATGACTGGCTGGATGCACTGAAAGATCCCAACGGCCTGAAAACCTTTGTGAACACCACGCTGGGCGAGACCTGGGAAGAGGCCGTGGGCGAAAAACTCGATCACCAGGTGCTGATGGATAAGGTTGTGCGTTACACGGCGGCGGTGCCTGCCCGGGTGGTTTATCTGACGGCGGGCATTGACTCGCAGCGAAACCGTTTTGAGATGTATGTCTGGGGATGGGCACCGGGAGAGGAAGCTTTTCTGGTGGATAAAATCATCATTATGGGGCGTCCTGATGAGGAAGAGACGCTGTTACGTGTGGATGCGGCGATCAACAAAAAATACCGCCATGCGGATGGCACCGAAATGACCATTTCCCGTGTCTGCTGGGACACCGGGGGGATCGATGGTGAAATCGTCTACCAGAGGTCAAAAAAACACGGTGTTTTCCGTGTGCTGCCGGTAAAAGGCGCGTCTGTCTATGGCAAGCCGGTGATCACCATGCCGAAAACCCGCAATCAGCGGGGCGTTTATCTGTGTGAAGTGGGGACGGACACCGCAAAAGAAATTCTCTATGCCCGTATGAAAGCCGAGCCCACGCCTGCGGATGAAGCCACGTCGTATGCCATCCGTTTTCCTGATGATCCGGAGATTTTTTCGCAGACAGAGGCGCAGCAACTGGTCGCGGAAGAGCTTGTGGAGAAGTGGGAAAAAGGAAAGATGCGTCTGCTGTGGGATAACAAAAAGCGGCGTAACGAAGCGCTGGACTGCCTGGTGTATGCCTACGCGGCATTACGTGTGTCCGTGCAACGCTGGCAGCTTGATCTGGCTGTACTGGCAAAATCCCGGGAAGAAGAGACGACCCGGCCAACCCTTAAAGAACTGGCAGCGAAGCTGTCCGGAGGAGTGAATGGTTACAGTCGCTGAACTGCAGGCGCTGCGTCAGGCGCGCCTTGATTTATTAACCGGTAAACGGGTGGTGTCTGTCCAGAAAGATGGACGAAGAATTGAATATACGGCGGCCTCTCTGGATGAGCTTAACCGTGCGATCAATGATGCTGAGTTGGTACTGGGGACAACCCGCCGTCGCCGTCGTCCGCTGGGAGTGAGGTTATGAAACGAACGCCTGTCCTGATTGATGTGAACGGCGTTCCGCTTCGTGAGAGCCTCAGCTACAACGGGGGCGGCGCAGGATTTGGCGGGCAAATGGCGGAGTGGTTGCCACCGGCGCAGAGTGCCGATGCGGCCCTGCTGCCCGCGTTGCGTCTGGGGAATGCCCGGGCAGATGATCTGGTGCGCAATAACGGGATAGCGGCCAATGCGGTGGCCCTGCATAAGGATCACATTGTCGGGCATATGTTTCTTATCAGCTACCGCCCGAACTGGCGCTGGTTGGGGATGCGGGAGACCGCGACAAAAAGTTTTGTCGATGAGGTGGAGGCGGCCTGGTCAGAATACGCAGAAGGGGTGTTTGGCGAGATCGACGTGGAAGGGAAACGCACGTTTACAGAATTTATTCGTGAAGGTGTGGGAGTTCATGCGTTTAACGGCGAAATCTTTGTGCAGCCGGTCTGGGATCCGGAGAGCACGCAACTGTTTCGTACGCGTTTTAAAGCCGTGAGTCCGAAACGGGTGGACACGCCAGGACATGGTATCGGGAACCGTTTTCTGCGGGCCGGGGTGGAGGTCGATCGATATGGTCGTGCCGTTGCGTACCATATCTGTGAGGATGATTTTCCGTTCTCCGGGAGTGGACGATGGGAACGGATCCCGCGTGAACTTCCCACCGGGCGTCCGGCCATGCTGCATATTTTCGAGCCGGTGGAGGACGGGCAGACCCGTGGAGCCAATCAGTTTTACAGCGTTATGGAACGGCTGAAGATGCTCGATTCCCTGCAGGCAACACAGCTTCAGTCGGCCATAGTGAAGGCGATGTATGCAGCGACGATTGAAAGTGACCTTGATACCGAAAAGGCCTTTGAATATATCGCCGGTGCGCCGCAGGGGCAGAAGGATAATCCGCTTATTAATATTCTGGATAAGTTCTCCACCTGGTATGACACGAATAGCGTGACGCTGGGCGGTGTCAAAATTCCGCACCTTTTCCCCGGTGATGATCTGAAACTTCAGACCGCGCAGGATTCAGACAATGGATTTTCGGCGCTTGAACAGGCGCTGCTGCGGTATATCGCCGCCGGTCTTGGCGTTTCCTACGAACAGTTGTCCCGTGATTACTCGAAGGTCAGTTATTCAAGTGCCCGCGCATCCGCCAATGAGTCGTGGCGCTATTTTATGGGGCGGCGAAAATTTATTGCGTCCCGGCTGGCCACGCAGATGTTTTCCTGCTGGCTGGAAGAGGCACTTCTTCGGGGGATTATTCGTCCGCCACGGGCACGTTTTGATTTTTATCAGGCGCGATCAGCCTGGTCACGGGCTGAGTGGATTGGAGCCGGAAGAATGGCCATTGACGGGCTCAAGGAGGTTCAGGAATCAGTGATGCGCATTGAGGCCGGACTGAGCACGTATGAGAAAGAGCTGGCGCTGATGGGCGAGGATTATCAGGACATTTTCCGCCAGCAGGTCAGGGAATCTGCAGAGCGGGAAAAAGCCGGACTCTCACGTCCGGTGTGGATAGCGCAGGCGTATCAGCAGCAGATAGCGGAGAGTCGCAGGCCGGAAGAGGAGACAACACCACGTGAGACGTAATCTTTCACACATTATTGCCGCAGCATTCAATGAACCGCTGCTTCTGGAGCCCGCCTATGCGCGGGTTTTCTTTTGCGCGCTCGGGCGCGAGATAGGGGCAGCAAGTCTTTCGGTACCACAACAACAGGTACAGCTTGATGCTCCCGGAATGCTGGCTGAAACGGACGAGTACATGGCCGGAGGTAAACGACCGGCCCGTGTTTACCGGGTGGTGAACGGTATTGCTGTACTGCCGGTGACCGGCACGCTGGTGCACCGGCTGGGCGGTATGCGGCCATTTTCCGGAATGACAGGCTATGACGGCATTGTCGCCTGTCTTCAGCAGGCAATGGCGGATAGCCAGGTGCGGGGCGTACTGCTGGACATTGACAGTCCGGGCGGGCAGGCCGCCGGCGCGTTTGACTGCGCTGACATGATTTACCGCCTCCGTCAGCAGAAGCCGGTCTGGGCACTGTGCAATGACACTGCCTGTTCTGCAGCCATGCTGCTGGCGTCGGCCTGCTCCCGACGGCTGGTTACCCAGACATCCCGTATCGGCTCCATTGGCGTGATGATGAGCCATGTCAGCTATGCCGGTCATCTGGCGCAGGCCGGTGTGGATATCACGCTGATTTATGCCGGGGCGCACAAGGTGGATGGCAATCAGTTTGAAGCGTTGCCGGCAGAGGTTCGCCAGGATATGCAGCAGCGGATTGATGCGGCGCACCGGATGTTTGCCGAAAAAGTGGCGATGTATACCGGGTTGTCTGTGGATGCGGTCACGGGAACAGAGGCCGCCGTTTTTGAAGGTCAGTCCGCTATTAAGGCCGGACTGGCGGATGAATTAATCAATGCGTCGGATGCCATCAGTGTGATGGCCACGGCGCTGAACAGTAATGTCAGAGGAGGCACTATGCCGCAATTAACTGCAACGGAAGCCGCCGTGCAGGAGAACCAGCGAGTGATGGGGATCCTGACATGCCAGGAAGCGAAAGGACGTGAACAGCTTGCCACGATGCTGGCAGGGCAACAGGGCATGAGCGTTGAACAGGCCCGGGCGATTCTGGCCGCGGCGGCACCGCAGCAGCCGGTGGCATCCGCGCAGAGTGAAGCCGATCGCATTATGGCGTGTGAAGAAGCGAACGGTCGTGAACAACTGGCGGCAACGCTGGCGGCGATGCCGGAGATGACGGTGGAAAAAGCCCGCCCGATCCTGGCGGCTGCACCACTGGCGGATGCCGGGCCCTCACTTCGTGATCAGATCATGGCCCTGGATGAGGCAAAAGGGGCAGAAGCGCAGGCTGAAAAACTGGCGGCCTGCCCGGGAATGACCGTGGAGAACGCCCGGGCTGTGCTGGCTGCGGGATCAGGTAAGGCCGAACCGGTCTCTGCATCCACAACCGCCCTGTTTGAACATTTCATGGCGAATCATTCACCGGCAGCGGTGCGGGGTGGCGTGTCACAGACGTCAGCAGACGGTGATGCGGACGTGAAAATGCTCATGGCCATGCCATGAAGTCAGTGCTGACCATCAATATGAGGTTTTAACAAAATGGTGACGAAAACCATCACTGAACAGCGTGCGGAAGTACGTATTTTTGCCGGTAATGATCCGGCTCATACCGCCACAGGCAGCAGCGGGATTTCTTCTGCAACACCGGCTCTGACGCCCCTGATGCTGGATGAAGCCACCGGGAAACTGGTGGTCTGGGATGGACAGAAAGCCGGTAGTGCGGTTGGCATACTGGTACTGCCGCTTGAAGGCACAGAGACAGCGCTGACGTATTACAAGTCGGGAACCTTTGCGACGGAGGCAATCCACTGGCCTGAAAGTGTGGATGAACACAAAAAGGCAAATGCCTTTGCCGGCACAGCCCTGAGTCACGCGGCTCTGCCGTAACACGTTATCAGGCCACCATGGTGGCCTGACTGATTTCTGAATGAAAGGAACTGATTTATGGGATTGTTTACGACCCGCCAGTTACTCGGTTATACCGAACAAAAAGTTAAATTCCGTGCGCTATTTCTGGAGCTGTTTTTCCGCCGTACGGTGAATTTCCACACCGAAGAGGTGATGCTGGACAAAATTACCGGAAAAACGCCGGTGGCGGCCTATGTCTCCCCGATCGTTGAAGGAAAAGTGCTGCGCCATCGTGGTGGTGAAACCCGCGTGTTGCGTCCGGGCTACGTCAAGCCGAAACACGAATTTAATTACCAGCAGGCGGTTGAGCGCCTTCCTGGTGAAGATCCATCTCAACTGAATGATCCGGCTTACCGCCGTCTGCGTATCATTACCGATAACCTCAAACAGGAAGAGCACGCCATTGTCCAGGTGGAAGAAATGCAGGCGGTAAATGCTGTGTTGTATGGCAAATACACCATGGAAGGAGACCAGTTCGAGAAAATTGAGGTCGATTTTGGCAGGTCGACGAAGAATAACATCATACAAGGTAGCGGTAAGGAGTGGTCAAAACAGGATCGTGACACGTTCGATCCTACACATGATATTGACCTCTACTGCGACCAGGCCAGCGGTCTTGTGAATATTGCCATTATGGACGGTACCGGCTGGCGTCTTCTGAATGGTTTTAAGCTGTTCCGCGAAAAACTGGATACCCGTCGCGGTTCAAATTCTCAACTCGAAACGGCAGTGAAAGATCTGGGCGCAGTGGTGTCCTTCAAGGGGTATTACGGCGATCTGGCCATTGTGGTGGCGAAAACGTCTTATATAGCAGAAGACGGTATCGAAAAACGTTATCTTCCAGATGGCATGCTGGTTCTGGGGAATACTGCTGCAGATGGGATCCGTTGTTACGGTGCCATTCAGGATGCTCAGGCGTTGTCCGAAGGTGTGGTGGCCTCTTCCCGTTATCCGAAACACTGGCTGACGGTAGGGGATCCCGCCCGTGAATTTACCATGACGCAGTCCGCGCCGCTGATGGTGTTGCCGGACCCGGATGAGTTTGTGGTGGTACAGGTGAAATAATCCGTGAGCGGGGGCGAAATGCCCCCGTGTCTTTTTTCACAGGGGGCTGATATGGCAACGAAAGAGCAAAATCTGAAACGGCTTGATGAACTGGCCCTGATTCTGGGGCGTGAGCCGGATATATCCGGGAGTGCCGCAGAGATAGCGCAGCGGGTGGCAGAATGGGAAGAGGAAATGCAGTCATCCGGCGATGATGTACAGGTTATGAATATGGATATCCGGGAGCGGGAAACCGCGGCTCATGATGTTCGTGAGGAAACATCCGGCGCGTTAACGCGCATCAGAGTTCTGACCTGCCTCCATCTCTGTGGCGTTGATGGTGAAACGGGGGAATCCGTTGAGCTTGCGGATGTTGGTCGGGTGATTCTGATTATGTCCTCAGATGCAAAAACACACGTTGATGGTGGAATGGCTGTTTATGCGTGATTTTCAGAATGCCTTTGATGCCGCCCTTGCCGGGGTGGACAGTACGATTGTTGAAGTGATGGGGATCCGTGCGCAGTTCACCTCCGGAGCACAACGTGGCGGCGAAGTTCAGGGGGTTTTTGACGATCCGGAGTCGCTGGGGTTTGCCGGTGGCGGGGTCCGTATTGAAGGAAGCAGCCCGTCATTATTTGTGCGGACGGATACGGTGCGTGCCGTGCGGCGTGGTGACACGCTGACCATTAACGGCGAGATGTTCTGGGTGGATCGTGTTTCTCCGGATGACGGGGGAAGCTGTTATCTCTGGCTCAACCGTGGGCAACCACCCGCTGTTAACCGGCGACGATAAACGCAGGGGGAAATTATGGCGATAAAAGGGCTTGATCAGGCGATTGATAATCTGAGCCGGGTTCGTAAAAACGCCATTCCGGCGGCTTCAGCAATGACGATTAACCGCGTGGCCACAACGGCGATTAATCAGTCTTCATCACAGGTTGCCCGGGAGACAAAGGTACGCCGGAAACTGGTTAAGGAACGGTCCAGACTGAAACGGGCGACGGTCAGAAATCCGAACGCAAAAATTATCGTTAACCGCGGTGATCTTCCAGTGATTAAGCTGGGGATCAGGATGCTGGGCCGTCGTCCGAACAGCATACTTAAAGCCGGTCAGCATCGGTATCAGCGGGCATTCATTCAGCGATTAAAAAACGGTCGCTGGCATGTCATGCAGCGTGTGGCCGGGAAAAACCGTTACCCTATTGATGTGGTGAAAATCCCGATGGCGGCCCCACTGAAACAGGCGTTTGATGAGAATGTTGACCGTATCCGGCGTGAACGCCTGCCCGGAGAACTGGCATCCGCGCTGAAACAACAACTGAGGATTGCGATAAAACGATGAAACACACTGATATCCGTGCTGCAGTGCTGGATGCACTCGAGCAGCATGAACACGGGGCGACGCTGTTTGATGGTCGCCCCGTTGTTTTTGACGAAGAGGATTTTCCTGCGATCGCGGTTTATCTGACGGATGCAGAGTATACCGGTGAAGAGCTGGATGCAGATACCTGGCGGGCCACACTGCATATTGAGGTGTTTTTACCGGCACAGGTACCGGATTCAGAGCTTGATCAGTGGATGGAAAGCCGGATTTATCCGGCGATGACTGCGATCCCGGCACTGGCTGGACTGATTACCACGATGGTGACGCAGGGCTATGAGTATCGTCGTGATGACGATATGGCGTTATGGAGCTCTGCGGATCTGACTTATTCCATTACATACGAGATGTGAGGACGATATGGCAACACCAAATCCCCTGGAGCCGGTAAAAGGTGCCGGTACCACTCTGTGGGTTTACAACGGCAAGGGTGATGCTTATGCAAACCCGTTGTCAGACGCTGACTGGCAGCGACTGGCTAAGGTGAAGGATCTGACGCCGGGCGAGATGACGGCAGAATCCTACGATGATAACTACCTGGATGATGAAGACGCAGACTGGACCGCGACCGGGCAGGGGCAGAAATCTGCAGGTGATACCAGTTTTACGCTGGCCTGGAAACCGGGAGAGGAAGGTCAGAAAGGGCTTATAGGCTGGTTTGAAAGCGGCGATGTCCGGGCCTATAAAATCCGTTTTCCGAATGGCACGGTGGATGTGTTTCGTGGCTGGGTCAGCAGTATCGGTAAGGCCGTGACGGCGAAAGAAGTGATCACCCGCACGGTGAAAGTCACTAACGTGGGTAAACCTTCTGTAGCGGAAGAACGCAGCAAAATTACGCCGGTCAGTGCGATTAAGGTGACGCCGACATCCGGTACGGTGGCAAAAGGGAAAACAACCACCCTGACCGTTACTGTGGAACCGGAAAATGCAACGGATAAGACATTCAGGGCGATTTCCGCCGATCCATCAAAAGCCACCATTAGCGTGAAAGATATGACGATTACTGTGACGGGGGTTAAGGATGGAAAAGTCAGCATCCCTGTGATTTCCGGTAATGGTCAGTTTGCTGCGGTGGCTGAAATTACCGTTAATAATGTGCCGGGTGGCTAAAGAGCTGAGAGATAAGCGATGTTCCTGAAAACAGAACAATTTGAATATAACGGTGTATCCGTCACGCTTTCTGAGCTGTCTGCGCTGCAGCGTATTGAGCATCTTGCCCTCCTGAAACGGCGGGCAGAAGAGGCTGAAGCCAGCGGCAACCTGCAGGTGAGTGTGGAAGATCTTGTCAGAACCGGCGCGTTTCTGGTGGCGATGTCCCTGTGGCATAACCATCCACAGAAAACGCAGTCACCGTCAATGAATGAGGCCGTGATGAAGATAGAGCAGGAAGTGCTCACCACCTGGCCTGCTGATGCCATTGCCCGGGCGGAAGACGTGGTGTTGCGTCTGTCCGGGATGATCGAAGCTGTTCGTCCGGATACTGATATTACTGAAGTGGCGAAAAATAACACGCTGACTGATGATGATTTTTCTGCGGGAAAGTCTTCGACGGTGAGCTGAACTTTGCCCTCAGACTGGCGCGTGAGATGGGGAGACCCGACTGGCGCGCCATGCTTGCCGGGATGACATCCACCGAATATGCCGACTGGCACCGTTTTTACCGCACGCATTATTTTCAGGATACCCAGCTGGATATGCATTTTTCCGGGCTGACGTACGCTGTACTCAGCCTGTTTTTTTGCGATCCGGATATGCATCCCTCTGATTTCAGTCTGCTTGTCCCCCGGCATGAGGAAGAGCAGGTGGAGAGGCCGGATGAGGACAAAATGCTGATGCAGAAAGCGGCAGGACTTGCCGGAGGCGTCCGGTTCGGTGGGGACGGAGGGGGCGATATTTTATCGTCTGCGGATGTGGCGGATGTCATGGTGGATGATGCCGCATTAATGATGGCTTCAGCGGGGATTCCGGGAGGTGTGAGATATGTCCCAGCCGGTTGGTGATCTTGTTATTGACCTGAGTCTGGATGCGGTCCGTTTCGATGAGCAGATGAGCCGGGTAAGGCGTCATTTTTCAGGTCTGGATACTGACGCCAGAAAAACCGCAACTGTCGTTGAGCAGGGGCTGAGCCGCCAGGCGCTGGCTGCACAAAAAGCAGGGATTTCCGTCGGGCAGTATAAAGCGGCCATGCGAACCCTGCCCGCACAGTTTACGGATATCGCCACGCAGCTTGCCGGTGGTCAGAATCCCTGGCTGATCCTGCTGCAACAGGGCGGTCAGGTGAAGGACTCCTTCGGCGGGATGATCCCCATGTTCAGGGGGCTTGCCGGTGCGATCACCCTGCCGATGGTCGGGGTCACCTCGCTGGCGGTGGCGACAGGTGCGCTGGTGTACGCCTGGTACCAGGGAGATTCCACGCTTTCAGCGTTTAATAAAACCCTGGTTCTTTCCGGTAATCAGTCCGGACTGACTGCCGATCGCATGCTGACGCTCTCCAGAGCCGGACAGGCCGCAGGGCTGACGTTTAACCAGGCGAGTGAGTCACTGGCAGCCATGGTGAATGCCGGTGTGCGTGGTGGTGAACAGTTTGATGCCATCAACCAGAGTGTCGCGCGTTTTGCTTCTGCATCCGGTGTGGAGGTGGACAAGGTTGCAGAGGCTTTCGGAAAACTGACCACTGACCCGACGTCGGGGCTGATTGCGATGGCGAAGCAGTTCCATAACGTGACGGCGGAGCAGATTGCGTATGTTGCTCAGTTGCAGCGTTCCGGCGATGAAACCGGGGCATTGCAGGCGGCGAACGAGGCCGCAACGAAAGGGTTTGATGACCAGACCCGCCGCCTGAAAGAGAACATGGGCACGCTGGAGACCTGGGCAGACAGGACTGCGCGGGCATTCAAATCCATGTGGGATGCGGTGCTGGATATTGGTCGTCCTGATACCGCGCAGGAGATGCTGATTAAGGCAGAGGCTGCGTTTAAGAAAGCAGACGACATCTGGAATCTGCGCAAGGATGATTATTTTGTTAACGATGAAGCGCGGGCGCGTTACTGGGATGATCGTGAAAAGGCCCGTCTTGCGCTTGAAGCCGCCCGAAAGAAGGCTGAGCAGCAGACTCAACAGGACAAAAATGCGCAGCAGCAGAGCGATACCGAAGCGTCACGGCTGAAATATACCGAAGAGGCGCAGAAGGCTTACGAACGGCTGCAGACGCCGCTGGAGAAATATACCGCCCGTCAGGAAGAACTGAACAAGGCACTGAAAGACGGGAAAATCCTGCAGGCGGATTACAACACGCTGATGGCGGCGGCGAAAAAGGATTATGAAGCGACGCTGAAAAAGCCGAAACAGTCCGGCGTGAAGGTGTCTGCGGGCGATCGTCAGGAAGACAGTGCTCATGCTGCCCTGCTGACGCTTCAGGCAGAACTCCGGACGCTGGAGAAGCATGCCGGAGCAAATGAGAAAATCAGCCAGCAGCGCCGGGATTTGTGGAAGGCGGAGAGTCAGTTCGCGGTACTGGAGGAGGCGGCGCAACGTCGCCAGCTGTCTGCACAGGAGAAATCCCTGCTGGCGCATAAAGATGAGACGCTGGAGTACAAACGCCAGCTGGCTGCACTTGGCGACAAGGTTACGTATCAGGAGCGCCTGAACGCGCTGGCGCAGCAGGCGGATAAATTCGCACAGCAGCAACGGGCAAAACGGGCCGCCATTGATGCGAAAAGCCGGGGGCTGACTGACCGGCAGGCAGAACGGGAAGCCACGGAACAGCGCCTGAAGGAACAGTATGGCGATAATCCGCTGGCGCTGAATAACGTCATGTCAGAGCAGAAAAAGACCTGGGCGGCTGAAGACCTGCTTCGCGGGAACTGGATGGCAGGCCTCAGGTCCGGCTGGAGTGAGTGGGAAGAGAGTGCCACGGACAGTATGTCGCAGGTAAAAAGTGCTGCCACGCAGACCTTTGATGGTATTGCACAGAATATGGCGGCGATGCTGACCGGCAGTGAGCAGAACTGGCGCAGCTTCACCCGCTCCGTGCTGTCCATGATGACAGAAATTCTGCTTAAGCAGGCAATGGTGGGGATTGTCGGGAGTATCGGCAGCGCTATTGGCGGGGCTGTTGGTGGTGGCGCATCCGCGTCAGGCGGTACAGCCATTCAGGCAGCTGCGGCGAAATTCCATTTTGCGACCGGAGGATTTACGGGAACCGGCGGCAAATATGAGCCAGCGGGGATTGTCCACCGCGGGGAGTTTGTCTTCACGAAGGAGGCAACCAGCCGGATTGGTGTCGGGAACCTGTACCGCCTGATGCGGGGCTATGCGGAAGGGGGGTATGTGGGTGCTGCCGGAAGTCCGGCGCAGATGCGGCGGGCCGAAGGCATTAATTTTAATCAGAACAATCACGTGGTGATTCAGAACGACGGTATCAACGGACAGGCCGGGCCGCAGCTGATGAAAGCGGTGTATGAGATGGCCCGTAAAGGTGCGCAGGATGAGCTCCGGCTGCAGTTGCGTGATGGCGGTCTGTTATCGGGGAGCGGGCGATGAAAACATTTCGCTGGAAAGTGAAGCCGGATATGGAGGTGAACTCGCAGCCATCGGTGCGTGAAGTGCGTTTTGGTGACGGGTACTCACAGCGTATGGCGGCAGGGCTGAATGCTGACCTGAAAACATACAGGGTGACGCTTTCCGTGACCCGGGAGGAGGCCCGGCATCTGGAAGCGTTCCTGGCAGAGCACGGTGGCTGGAAGGCATTTTTGTGGAAGCCACCCTATGCATACCGGCAGATAAAGGTGACCTGTGCCGGGTGGTCTGCGCGGGTCGGGATGTTGCGCGTTGAGTTCAGCGCGGAGTTTAAGCAGGTGGTGAACTGATGCAGGATATTCACGAAGAAAGTCTGAACGAGTCGGTTAAGTCAGAGCAGTCACCGCGGGTGGTACTCTGGGAAATCGACCTGACGGTGCAGGGCGGTGAGCGGTATTTTTTCTGCAATGAGCTGAATGAAAAAGGGGAGCCGGTGACCTGGCAGGGGCGTGAATATCAGGCGTACCCGATTGAGGGGAGTGGCTTTGAGATGAACGGGAAGGGCAGCAGTGCCAGACCATCGCTGACGGTGTCCAATCTGTTTGGTCTGGTCACCGGGATGGCGGAAGACCTGCAGAGTCTGGTGGGGGCCACGGTGGTCCGCCGCCGGGTGTATGCCCGTTTTCTGGATGCGGTGAATTTCGTTGCGGGCAATCCGGAGGCCGACCCGGAGCAGGAGCTGACGGACCGGTGGGTGGTGGAGCAGATGTCAGCGCTGACAGCCATGACGGCCTCGTTTGTGCTGGCCACACCGACCGAGACGGACGGGGCGCTGTTTCCCGGTCGTATCATGCTGGCGAACACCTGTATGTGGACCTACCGCTCTGATGAGTGTGGTTACACGGGCGGGGCTGTGGCGGATGAGTTCGATAAACCCACCACGGATATCCGTAAGGACAGATGCAGCAAGTGCATGCGCGGGTGTGAACTGCGCAGGAATGTCGGCAATTTTGGCGGTTTCCTTTCCATTAATAAACTTTCGCAGTAAATCCCGGTTTATGACACAGACTGAATCAGCGATTCTGGCACATGCCCGGCGGTGTGCGCCTGCGGAGTCGTGCGGCTTCGTGATAAGCACGCCGGAGGGGGAGCGGTATATCCCTTGTGTGAATATTTCCGCAGAGCCGGAGGCGTATTTTCGTATCGCACCGGAAGACTGGCTGCGGGCAGAGATGCAGGGGGAGATTGTGGCACTGGTCCACAGTCATCCCGGTGGGCTGCCCTGGCTGAGCGAGGCTGACCGGCGGCTGCAGATAAAAAGCGCACTGCCCTGGTGGCTGGTCTGCCGGGGTGACATTCACAAATTCCGCTGTGTGCCACATCTGACAGGACGGCGCTTTGAGCACGGGGTGACGGACTGTTACACGCTGTTCCGGGATGCTTATCATCTGGCGGGGACTGAAATGCCGGATTTTCATCGCGAGGATGACTGGTGGCGCAACGGCCAGAACCTTTACCTGGACAATATGGCGGTCACCGGCTTTTACCGGGTGCCCCTGTCCTCTGCACAGGCGGGCGATATTCTGCTGTGCTGCTTTGGTGCTTCGGTACCGAACCATGCCGCCATTTACTGCGGCAACGGTGAGCTGCTTCACCATCTGCCTGAACAACTGAGTAAACGGGAGAGGTATTCCGAAAAATGGCAACGACGAACGCATTCAGTCTGGCGTCACCGCCACTGGCACGCATCTGCCTTCACGGGGATTTACAACGATTTGGCCGCCGCCTCAGCCTGTATGTGAACACGGCAGCGGAAGCCATTCGCGCCCTGTCGATGCAGATGCCGGGCTTTCGCCGTCAGATGAACGAAGGCTGGTACCAGATACGTATTGCCGGTGATGACACGGCACCGGAGGCGGTGTACGCCCGTCTTCACGAACAGCTGGGTGAGGGAACGGTCATCCACATTGTGCCGCGACTGGCCGGGGCCGGAAAGGGTGGACTGCAGATTGTGCTGGGGGCGGCAGCCATCGTGGGCTCTTTCTTCACTGCCGGGGCATCAATGGCGTTATGGGGTTCAGCCCTGGCAGCCGGTGGTTTTTCTGCCACCACGATGCTGTTTTCACTTGGAGCCAGCATGATTCTGGGCGGTGTGGCCCAGATGCTGGCCCCGAAGGCAAAAACACCGGATTACCGCGCAACGGATAACGGCAGACAGAACACGTACTTTTCCTCACTGGATAACATGATTGCCCAGGGGAACCCGATGCCGGTGCCTTACGGGGAAATGCTGGTTGGCTCCCGCCGTATATCCCAGGACATCAGCACCCGTGATGAAGGCGGGGGCGGAAAGGTCGTGGTTATCGGGCGGCAGAGGTAAAAAGAATAAAAAAATCCCGCAGTGATCGCGGACAGGAACTGCGGGAGAGTTACGAAGATTAAGTGTAAGGAATTATTCTTATATCACGACAAAAAAATTAACGCAGAGAAATTATACGCGCCACAGTCAGTTTGTGAAAATGTGAAGATATTCAGAATTTTTATGCCATTACCGGTTTTAACCAACAGGATTATCGGTGGGCATGAAAGAAAACCCCGGTATCTGCTGATACCGGGGTTTCTCTTTAGCATGGCAGAAATGTGTTTCATGCTTTTCGGGCGAAGGATATCCGACTTCTGTACGGAATGGCAAGTGGCGGTTAATTTATTCAGGGGAAGGCTGTATGGGAAAAGGTGGCGGTAAGGCACACACGCCTCGTGAGGCGAAGGATAATCTCAAATCCACGCAGATGATGAGCGTGATTGATGCGATTGGTGAGGGACCGATAGAAGGTCCGGTGAAGGGACTGCAGAGTATTCTGGTGAACAAAACCCCGCTGACGGACACGGACGGTAATCCCGTGATACACGGTGTGACTGCGGTCTGGCGTGCCGGGGAGCAGGAGCAGACACCACCGGAAGGCTTTGAGTCCTCCGGAGCTGAAACCGGACTGGGCGTGGAAGTGACGAAGGCAAAACCGGTGACGCGCACCATTACGTCCGCGAACATTGACCGCCTGCGGGTTACCTTCGGGGTGCAGTCACTGGTGCAGACCACGTCAAAGGGCGACCGTAATCCTTCCTCTGTCCGGATTCTGATTCAGTTACAGCGTAATGGCCGCTGGGTGACGGAAAAGGACGTCACCATTAACGGCAAGACCACCTCACAGTTCCTGGCCTCGGTGATTCTGGATAATCTGCCTCCCCGGCCCTTTAACATCCGGATGGTCAGGGAGACGGCGGACAGCACCACGGACCAGCTGCAGAATAAGACGCTGTGGTCGTCATACACCGAAATCATCGATGTGAAACAGTGCTACCCGAACACGGCCATTGTGGGGCTGCAGGTGGATGCGGAGCAGTTCGGCGGCCAGCAGATGACGGTGAACTACCATATCCGCGGTCGCATCATCCAGGTGCCGTCAAACTATGACCCGGAAAAACGCACGTACAGTGGTATCTGGGACGGCAGCCTGAAACCGGCATACAGCAACAACCCGGCCTGGTGTCTGTGGGACATGCTGACTCACCCGCGCTACGGCATGGGAAAACGTCTGGGGGCGGCGGATGTGGACAAGTGGGCGCTGTATGCCATCGGGCAGTACTGCGACCAGACGGTCCCGGATGGTTTCGGGGGGACCGAGCCGCGGATGACCTTTAATGCGTACCTGGCACAACAGCGTAAGGCGTGGGACGTTCTCAGTGATTTCTGCTCTGCGATGCGCTGTATGCCGGTATGGAACGGCCAGACGCTGACGTTCGTTCAGGACCGTCCGTCGGATGTGGTGTGGCCGTACACCAACAGCGATGTGGTGGTGGATGATAACGGCGTGGGTTTCCGCTACAGCTTCAGTGCCCTGAAGGACCGGCACACGGCAGTGGAGGTGAATTACACCGACCCGCAGAACGGCTGGCAGACCTCCACGGAACTGGTGGAAGACCCGGAAGCCATACTGCGCTACGGACGCAACCTGCTGAAGATGGACGCGTTCGGCTGTACCAGCCGCGGTCAGGCCCACCGTGCCGGGCTGTGGGTGATAAAGACCGAACTGCTGGAAACGCAGACGGTGGATTTCACGCTCGGGTCACAGGGGCTGCGTCACACACCCGGTGACATCATTGAAATCTGTGATAACGACTATGCCGGGACCCTGACCGGCGGACGTGTCCTGTCCATCGATGCCGCCAGCCGTACCCTGACGCTGGACCGGGAGGTGACACTGCCGGAGACCGGCACGGCCACTGTTAATCTGATTAACGGCAGCGGTAAGCCGGCGAGCGTGGCCATCACCGCACACCCCGCGCCTGACCGGATACAGGTCAGCACCCTGCCGGATGGTGTGGAGACATACGGGGTGTGGGGACTCTCCCTGCCGTCACTGCGTCGTCGCCTGTTCCGCTGTGTTTCCATCCGGGAAAACACGGACGGCACCTTTGCCATCACGGCGGTGCAGCACGTACCTGAAAAAGAAGCCATCGTGGATAACGGGGCCCGCTTTGAGCCGCAGTCAGGCACCCTGAACAGCGTTATCCCACCGGCAGTGCAGCACCTGACGGTGGAGGTGAGCGCAGCTGACGGCCAGTATCTGGCGCAGGCTAAATGGGACACGCCGCGGGTGGTGAAGGGCGTGCGCTTCAGTCTGCGCCTGACCAGTGGTAAGGGAACGGATGCCAGACTGGTGACCACCGCCATCACCGCAGACACGGAGCACCGTTTCAGCGGCCTGCCACTGGGGGAATACACCCTGACGGTGCGGGCCATTAACAGCTACGGCCAGCAGGGCGAACCTGCGACCACCACCTTCCGGATTAACGCGCCTGCAAAACCCGCCACCATTGAGCTGACGCCGGGGTATTTTCAGATAACGGCGGTCCCGCGTCTTGCGGTGTATGACCCGACGGTACAGTTTGAATTCTGGTTCTCAGAAAAACGCATCACGAACACGGCACAGGTGGAAAAATCTGCCCGTTATCTGGGGACCGGCAGTCAGTGGACTGTCCAGGGGAGCCGGATTAAGCCGGGGACGGATTTCTGGTTTTACGTGCGAAGCGTCAACCTGGTGGGAAAATCTGCTTTTGTGGAAGCCAGCGGGCAGCCCAGCAATGATGGTGAAGGGTATCTGGAAATTTTCCGGGGGCTGATAGATGAGACGCTTCTGGGCCAGGCACTGAAAGAGCGCATTGATGCTTCAGCGCTGCGTACGGAGGTCACGCAACTGGAAGAAGACATCCGTCAGCGGATGGACACGGATATCGCAGAAGTGACCCGGAAAATCGGGGAGGCGGAAAACAGCCTCACGCAGCTGGTTGCGAAAAAGAATGAGGACCAGACACTGGCCATCGCGCAGGTGAGCCAGAAAGTGGACCGGGTGAGCAGTGAAATCTCACAGACTGTCAGCCAGGGGCAGTCAGAAAATGCCCGACAGATAGCACAGGTCCGCCAGTACGTGGATAAAAAAGGGAGTGAAATTACCTCGACCACGGATAAAAAACTGGGTGACCAGGCCGTGACCATACAGCAAATCCAGCGGGTTCAGTCAGACACGCGCAATGAGCTGAATGCCATGTATATGCTGAAGGTGCAGAAAACAAAAAACGGTATTCCCTATGTGGCCGGGATTGGCGCGGGGATTGAGGATGTTGATGGTCAGACGCTGAGCAGTATTCTGCTGCAGGCGGACCGTATCGCGATGATTACCCCGGAGAACGGCAACACCACGCCGCTGTTTGTGGCGCAGGGGAATCAGCTGTTCATGAACGACGTGTTCCTGAAGCGACTGTTTGCGGTGAGCATCACGTCATCCGGCAATCCTCCTACGTTTTCCCTGACGCCGGATGGCAGGCTGACAGCCCGCAATGCGGATATCAGTGGAGCCATCACGGCGAATACCGGCACGCTCAATAATGTCACCATTAACGAGAACTGTGTCATCAGAGGGAAACTGTCTGCAAACCAGATTGAAGGCGATCTCGTTAAAACAGTGGGTAAGGCTTTCCCCCGTGACTCCCGTGCACCGGAGAGGTGGCCATCAGGGACCATTACCGTCAGGGTTTATGACGATCAGCCGTTTGACCGGCAAATTGTTATTCCGGCGGTGGCATTCAGCGGTGCCAGACATGAGCGGGAGAATAACGATATTTATTCGTCATGCCGCCTGATAGTACGGAAAAACGGTGCTGAAATTTATAACCGTACCGCGCTGGATAATACGCTGGTTTACAGTGGTGTTATTGATATGCCTGCTGGTCGCGGCCACATGACGCTGGAGTTTTCTGTATCAGCATGGTGGGTAAATGGCTGGTATCCCACAGCAAGTATCAGCGATTTGCTGGTTGTTGTGATGAAGAAAGCCACTGCAGGCATCACGATTAGCTGAATTTTATAACCCCAATACGGGCGCCAGAAATGGCGCCTTTTTTATTGCAGAAAAGCGAGAGGTAATTATGCGTAAAGTTTGTGCAGCCATTTTGTCCGCAGCCATCTGTCTGTCCGTATCCGGTGCGCCTGCATGGGCGTCTGAACATCAG